CACCTGATGCCACCGTCTCAAGCAAACCTTTTTCGTTCGTCCGAGTCGCCGTGCTCGCCCGCGTGAACGTGATGCGCGGGTCAACGCTCTTGCTGTTGGCGAAATCGAGCAGCAACGTTGGGCGGACGGTTGGCAGGTTGTTAGCAGTCAGCGCCACTGACTCACTCGCAAGCGTCGTACTCGTCGTGCTGGTAAGCGCTGTGAACGTGCCCGCTGCCGGGGTCACGTTGCCGACTATTCCCTGCATGCTGGTTGCTGTCGCCACTCCAAGCGTAGGCGTGACGAGTATTGGGCTTGTAGCCCGCACTGGTGATCCTGATCCAGTTGCTGTTGTCCAGACGGGCAATGCTGATGCGCCACCACCTACCAGAATCTCAGTAGTAAGACCCGCTGCAAGCGTCTGCTGTGCGCCTGTGTCTCCCTTGATCCCTTGAATGCCCTGTGGACCTTGAGGTCCGGTATCTCCCTGAATACCCTGTGGACCTTGAGGTCCAGTGTCGCCTGTGTCACCCTTGACACCCTGGATACCCTGTGGACCTTGAGGTCCAGCGTCACCTGTGTCGCCCTTGGCTGCAATCTCCACCCATGTTGCAGGAGACACGCCGGTCAACCGCCAATATGCCCCGGTGTCCAGTTGCAATGCGACCTTATTGATGTCGGCACTGATAAACCCACCTGCAGCCTCACGTGCAGCGGTGTCGGCATACTCCCAGTTGTGATGCGCGTGGCGTTCGCCAAGCGGGATAACGTCATGTTCCATTTACTGTCACCAATTCATTGTTTACAAATACCTGTGCCCCGTTGACGGTCACACCACCTGTGGGCGGCGTTGTAGTGCCAAGCCACTGCTGAACCTGCGTCAAGGTTGCCCGCACCCATGCTCCGTCCTGTTTGACAAGCATCTCGGTTGGCGTAGGGTCGTCCGTGGCGGCTGCAAGGAGGTCGGGGTTCCATTCGGCTGATTCAGTCGATGCCCCAGAAACGACCACCTTTCGTGATCCGACTTCACCCTTCGGCCCACGCAGGTCAACCTTCTTGCCCCAAGTGCCGTCTGGATGCCGGAAACTGAGCTGCGTTCCGTCCCATTTATGCTCAGGTGGATCGCCTTTTTCACCCTTGGCTCCATCCTTGCCGTCGATACCGTCACGTCCGTCCTTGCCGTTGTCCCCCTTCGGTCCAGGCTCACCTTGGTTGCCCTTCGGCCCAGGTTCTCCCTGATCCCCCTTCGGCCCAGGTTCACCTTGGTCGCCCTTGTCACCCTTTGGTCCACGTGGTCCTTGCTGCTTTGACAGCGTGCGAAACCGGGCCTGCAGATCAACCAGGCGCTTGGCAAGTACAGCGATAAGAGGAAGCTCATTCGACATCGCGGCCCAACAGGTCAACGATGCTCTCTGTCAGGGCAATCGTGCGTTCATCGGTGGCTGTTGGGGTCGGTGTCGGTACAGGCGCAGGCGCAGGTGTCGCCACGGCCTTGGCCTTCGCCAACAGCAATGCTTCCTCTGCCTGTAGCTTGGCCACGGTCGCCTTTTCCACCGCTGTGGACTGTTCAGGCTTGTCGGCAACAGGTTTGTCAGGCTTCTGTGGGTCGGACGCAGGTGTTCCGTTCTGACCCGCTGGTGCTGCTGGCTGCGGTGTGATGCCCAGGGCGTCCTCACGCTCTTTGTCCATCTTGCGCTCGGCATCAACACGATCAGGGTCGTCACCACGCTCACCGATGACGCTGGACCGACTGCGGAAACCGTTTTCGACCTCCAGTGCTTTACCTTGTACGTCCTGTACCGGGTGGATGTAGGCCCACCCGTGCGGTGCGTGTTCAACGCGGCGCACCAAAGCAGCCTCATCCAAGGTGATCTTGCCTGCTAGCGCTGCTGCATCTGCAAACCATTCGACAACACGCTGGCAGAACTGCGGGATGACGATCTGCCATTGCCGCTGTTCTGCGAAGCGCCGGAACTCGTTTATGAGCACACGCAAAGTACGGTCGCTTACCTCACGAATGTCCCCGCTGAACACCTCATACGGCAAGCCCGATGCGGCTGCGGTCCCCAGGTGCGACGTGCGCAGGTAGTCGCTGTAATTTGTCCCGGCCTCTGGTGGATTGGCGAACTGGAAATTCTGGCCGTCCTCCAACTCCTGAATCAGCCCAGGTTTGAGCGGTAGCAGTCCTTGACCCTCTGGCGTAACCTCTTGCTCCAACCCAGTCAGCGCGCCAACGTTGATGTCGTTCGGGTCAAGCGTGGGCAGCGTGCGCGTGATAAAGCCGACCCACAGGTTCGCAATCTTCTGTCGGTCAAGGGTGGCGTCCTCGTAGTCACCGATGTTGCGAATGCGCGTGAGCACGGTGGCCAGCGCAGACACTCCGCGCAGTTGACCTGGGCGCTTCTGCTCAAACATGTGAATCATGTCCGACGCAGCCACGCGCACCAGCGACTCAGGCTGGATAACCGTGCCGTTCATGTCGCCGGGGTGCTGCTTGTAGACCCAGTACGCAATACGCTTGCCGCGCTTGTCAATCTCGATGCCAGATCGAATCTTGTTACCCTGCGGGAGCCCTTGGTAAGAGTCAGCGTCGAGCAACGGCACCATGTCGGACTCAAGCAACTGCACCTGGAACGGCACCGGCAAGCCTTCATCGCTGAAGCGCGGGCGGCGGCGGGCAAACACCTCGCCCGACTCAATCCAACTGCGCACAGCAAGGGTCTGCTGGCCGTAAATACCCAGCACGCAGTCGGCGTCTGATGCCGCTGCGAAGTCGGCCCACAGGTCTGTGATTTCCTGCTTGCGCTTCTTGGCCTTGATGCGGTTGAACCTGGGTGTGATACCGATGCCGATCAGCGAGGTTGCCCATTTCTGCACCGATGACTCACCGGCCCAGTCGTTGCGGCTTGCATCCCGCGAACGGTCGCGGATCGTCTGCAACCCCTCCAGCGCGTCGTTCGGACCACTTGACGGCGGTGTCCACGATGCCATCCTGCGGCCACGCCCCGCTGCGTCGTAGCGTGCACGGAACGTCTGGAGCGCTTTGGCCACGGCCAGCGTCTCTTTGTCAACTGCTGGCATAACTTCGGTCGGCGTGCCTGGGGGCCGACCGAGCGGCTTACCGTTCTTGCTAAACGTCGCCATCAGTACCCCCTACCAGCCAGGTATGCGTAGGTCTGACGGGACCGGGTGGTCGCACCTGCAGCAGCCGCGAGTTGCTTCTGCAGGTCGTTTCGCGCCCGAATGAGCGCGTCCACCGTGCCATACGTGATCGTCTGCCCGCCGATAGTCACCGAGCGCGTGCCGGACGCGATGGCCGCGTTCAGGTTGTCGATGTCGGATTGAGTAATTGCCATGATTCGCCCAAAATGAATTGTGCGAATTGTGAACACCCAACGCCGATTTACCCCTGCGGTATCATTTCGGCATTTATTTAGCCTTTTATTTCGGAAATGAATAGGCAAAAAAGAACCCGCCGAAGCGGGTTTGAAGGGGATATTCTGGTGTCCAATGTCGGAGTCGAACCAACAATTCCACCACCTTTCGGTTGCGGCGTCATACCATTTGACCAATCGAACGAAACCTGCCGACCAACTGTGGGATTTGAACCCACACCTACCTAGTTCACAAGGTAGTGCTGCCAATTACACCAAGTTGTCGAAAATAGCTGATGGCCAGCGGTGCAATTAAGCCACTGGGCGGCACCACGAAAATAGATGTGTCTCAGAAGTGCCGCTCATTGCCATCACGGCTGTGAACGTCGATAGTTCGCAAACAACCTTGACCAGCAAAGGTATAACTATCGACATTCACATGCGTGATGGTCCTGCGTTGCCACAGGTCATCTCGCCAGCTCTATCGCTCTGGATGCGTCTAATCTCTCGCGTAGATTGCGTCGGCTTTCGGACTCCGAATGTCCGTTACTGGATTTCTCCAGCCTCTGCGCACCTTCTGGTGGAAAGCGTGGGATTTGAACCCACGGATGGTTAAACCATCTCCGGTTTTCAAGACCGGATGCCTTAAACCTCTCAGCCAGCTTTTCCTTTGTTACCCGGTTCGCATTATAGCAAATGCTAAATGATTTGCAAATCAAATGTTCGCATATGCGTGTCGGCGTGGTCGGCGGGTCGGTGCTACAACGCGCACAACCGGCTCCACAGGTACTGGTGCCACGAACTCGTTTTCCTTCATCGCACGACGATCTTCGACGGTGACGACTTCGCTGTTCTTGTCCAGCGGGGCCAACCACGCAGGAACAGCGTTCCAGTCCTTGATCTTGTCCACTGCAAGGGACAGCAACCCGGCGCGCACCATACGGCACAAGTCAAATGATTCGTTGCGCTTGCGAATCTGCTGCCAAGTGCCATTCGCTGCCCGGACCTCGGCCTCAAGCTCGTCGAAAAACGACGCAGGTAGCCAGCCGTCCGGATTAAGGGTTGGGTGCCGTGGTTTCGGGAAATGGATGTACCCGGCCCCACCCTCCTGGCGCTTCAGCCCTGCGGCAACGGCATCGGACAGCAGGTTCGGGTTGCAGTGCAGCAGCGGGACATCCCCCTTGCCTTTTGGCGATCCGACCAGTGACTCCTTGATGATCGGCGCCCCCTTGGTGCTGGCCCCTTTGTAGAGACGCACACGCCCGGCCATGCCCAACTTGCGCACCTGCCGGAACCATGCGTAGGCGTTCTCCGTCACCCCGTCCTCGCCGCCCGAGTCAACGATCACCCGCTTGGCCTTGATCTCGATACCAGGATCAGGCGTTTTCCACGTCGCAAGCAGCAGCTTGTCCGTAAGCAACTGCCAGTCCTCCGGGTGGCTCGCCGGGTCGATGGGTGCGAACTCGCTGCCCATGCCCTGCCGCTTCGAGTGCTTTATCTCAAAGCGGTCCACAAGCCACTGCTCCATGTTCGGCCCAACTGCGTGCACCTGCACGACAAAGCGGCTGTTCACGCCACCCTGCACGTCTACAGCCGCTATAACGCATCGCGTCTGCTCTGGCACCACATACCTCTGCATACCCGTCTCCGCTCGATCCTGGGGCGTTTTACCCCCTCCACGGGCCTCTATGAGATGGCGACTCATGTACGGTGCGCCCTGGTCGGTGTTTACCGTCGTCTGCAACGATTTCTCGCTGCCGGTGAGCGCGTAGTCGAGCAACCCTTGCAGGTGCCGGTAGACCAGCGACTCCCACGACTGGTACGCGGCGGCAACGCCACCTAGCCAGAAGCCAGCAACCTTTGATGTCGGCTCTGGTCCCACCAGGGTTCCGTCAGGCATCAAGCGCTGGCCATCCGCCACCCACCTGCCGCCGTTGTTCAGCGCTGTCTTGTGCTTGTACGGTATTTCCACCCCACAGCACGGGCAGATAATGCGCCGTCCGTACTTCTTTGCCGTGGCGCTAAGGTCCATTGTCCTGACCGTCTCGATCAATGTGTCGTCAGCCGGGAGATTGAACAGCGTCAGCCCAGGTGCCGCCTCAAACCAGTCGCTGCAGTCCGGGCACTGCCAGTACCACCTGCGCCGGTCACTGCCGTTGTAGATGCCAAGAATACCCGTTACCGGCGGGGCTTCGTGCATGGTGGCTGGCTTCCAAGTCGGGTCTTTAACGTCAACGCCTGGACTTGACTCAGCCAAGCACATACCCCGGCTCAAGAATGTGGTCGTGCGCTTGCGTGCAAGTGAAAACAGCGGCCCTTCCCCGTCCACATCTTCTGCGTTGGCAATGCGATCTAGGTCAGTGATGGCCACATAGCGGTACGTCGATCCAGACACGTTGCTTACCGTTGGCCATGCGATCCGCAGCCACGCGCCATTGCGGAACATGACATCGTGCGTGTTGCGGTCGGATGCCGCCACACTAAGCATGGCCGATATGTCGGGGCTGTTGTTTATGGCCCGGCTCACGTCCGTCTTGCTGAACTCACGGGCCTTGTCCTGCGTCATCTGAATGAACAGCATGTCACCTGGGTCGTTCACAATGGTGTGGGCCATCCAGCCTAGCAATAACGACGCACTCTTGCCGCACCTTGCAGGACCGACAAACACCTCTGCCTCATGCAGCCGACTGGAGAGCATGTTCATGGGCAAGACCATATAGGGTGTTTCCTCGGCGCTCCACGGCCCGCTTGGTGCCCCCGTCTGCTTGATGACCAGCGACTTGGCTGCACCCTCGGCTACAGTCCTGGCCTGTGGCGGCTCAAACGCCCGGTAAGCCTCAGTTAAATCGCATAGTGCTCGGTGGTAATGCAGTTCGTCCATCAAAACAAATCGCTGTTGTCCTCTGGGTAGTCCTCGATCTGGGACTCAGAGCGCCAGATGGCTTCAAGAGCCTTGGCTGTCTCACCCAGGGCTTCGGTGATCGCAGCATCAATCTGTACGCACACGGACGGCGGGACACCCCGGCGCTCAAGGTGGTCCGGTAGCGAGCGAATCGTCTGCGAGAGTGCTGCCATCGCCGTGGCCGACGCCTGCCGTACCGCGCTGCGGGCGACGTACTGCCCAGACTTGACCTTGTAGTCAAGCTCATGTAGATCGGCGAGTGCCGTTTCCTTGCGTGCCTTGGCCTTGTCGTAGCTGACAACATCGTCAGGCTTGACGTAGCCCACGTGTTTGCGGCCAGCGCCGGGCCTAGCGCCACCACGCTTAATCAACGACCCGTATGCGTCCAGTAGTTCTTCTGCCATAAGGTGGGATTATCGCATTCGTTTAGCTAATGCGAACAATCTATTTATGATTTTCTAAAAACTCTTGAGCGCCGGGCCTCTGCGTCCC